AACATAGTATTTAGCTTTCACTTCAGTCATAAGAGGATACTTCTCTATGGTTGCTTTGATAGCCTGTTCTTTTGTTAGCTTAGTCATTTGATACATCCTCATGTGTTAAAAGTGATAGTAGTTCTCTAACTGACCAACCAGACCTACGAGACAACTCCTTCAATGTAAGATCGGGAGATGAATCGTATGTGTCTATTATGTCATCGACATCCCAGACTTTAGGGACACCATATGCAAGGTCTTTTTGCTTTTCAATTAGAGTACGAGTATTCTGAAGAGTTTCTATGAGACTGTCCAGAGTATCATCATACTTCATAATAACCCAATCATGAGAACCTGAAGGTAAGATGGCAACCTCTTGAACTGAGGTCACTTCACTTACACCCGCTTCAAACTCTTGATGTTGTGCTATAGAGATGTTTCTGTTGAGGTGTTTTACTTTTATGTTGTTTGTATCCATTGACATTATTTGACTGTCCTTTCGATAGGTGATACTTCGATGAACTCTATATGATATCCACCGAATTCTTTTACGTGTACACCCATACCATTGGCATCGATGTAGAATACTTTGATTACTGCCCATGTTAGGATAGCAGCAAAGAGGAGCATAGAGAGTTTAGGCATTAGTAACTAACCCCTCTATTTCACTATCATCACCGAATAGCATAAACCAGTCTTCAGGTGTAAGACCAGTCTTTATGAACTCACGTTGATCTGCATCAAGCATTGGGAAGGCATCTTGTATATTAGCACCTTCTGACCATGCAACATAACAATCCTCGAATACCGTTTGAAGCATGTCGAATTCCATTGTGTTGTTTTCCCCAGTGATGGGTGATCTGTTTGTGTAGTGTATCATAGTAAACTCCTTTCAAGAGTTGGTTAAGATAAGTGTTTATGAAACAGCAACCATTACGATTGCTGAAACAAAAAGACTTAAGACACAAGCGGAAGCCACTCGTTCATTTCTTTTGTGAAGATCATATCCAGGAGTTGATCTATCTCGTCTGCTGTCACGTAGTCGTTCGTACCCAAACCATCTGGCAGGGTTAGAACTTCGTTTACAGCTTGTAACATCTTCTCTTTGATGTGTTCCCATTGCTCGTCTGGGTCATACTCTTCCTCGAAATCTGTTGTCCACACTACGGAGTCGCAGATTTTGTTGAAGTTATACTCGAAGAAGTCTATTTCTAAGTTAGTCATGGTATATCCTTTCAAGATATATTCAGTACAGGGACAACCCCTATACTTCTTCTTAGATCTGGCCCCTGTGGACAGATCACATACTATCCGAACCAATCAGATAGAGTATCGATAGATCTATAAGAACCTAAGAGATACACATAGCTTGGTCTCATCTGAGAGATACTGAGAGATCTGAGAGATACTGAGAGAGTATTGAGAGATACTGAGAGATCTATAAGAGACTGAGAGATCTTATAGTATAGGTATATATATAGTAACCTAAGGGAGGGACTGGATAGCTTCTCCCTATAAGGAACTTAGAGAATGATATATGATTGATACACCATCCCCCCACAGTCTCTCACAGAATCCCACACAATCCCACAGTCCCGCTAGGTCCTATGCCACAAGAGACTCTCAGAGGGCCTCACAGTGCTTATAGTAGTCTCAGAGTACCTCACAGTACCTAAGAGATAGACACCCACCTGAGAGAGGCTCTGAGAGATCTAGGGGGGTACTAAAAAACTATGAGGGTACCTAATAAAAAAAGTACTTATTAGGCTCTCTCTCTCAAAGACCCTCTATAAACCTCACAGGGGTACCTCAATCTCTCACAGAACCCCCACATAATCTAAAAATAATATAGATATATTTCTAAGTTCCTTATAGGGACAATGTGACATAGAGGATACACCATGAATAACAAAGAGGTTATGACTCTTCTTAAAGAAAAGGAGAAGAGGGTTAAGCTAAAGGAGTATGAGAATAACTTTACTTCTTTTGCTGAAGAACAAATACAGATTATAACTAAGGATACATCCAAAGGTTTCATACCCTTTAAGTTCAATGAGTGTCAGCAACGTATAACAGATGCCCTCACAGAACAACAAAAGAAGACTGGTATGGTTAGGGCTATTATACTTAAGGCTAGACAACAAGGTATTAGTACGTACTGTGCTGGTAGGGTCTTTTGGAAATCATACTTCTCACCTCATTCCAGATCAGTAGTTATGGCTCATGACTCTGCTACATCTGATGCATTGTTTAGTATGTCTAAGAACTTAATTAGGAATATGCAAGGAGACTTAGTACCTAAGGAGATTACATCTAATGCTAAAGAAATTAAGATACAGTCTCCTGCTTACAATGATAAAGATGCTATTGGCTCTTATCGTCTTTATACAGCGGGTTCTCCGGAGGCTGGTCGTGGGACTACACCAACAATTGCTCACCTATCAGAAGTAGCCTTCTGGACTCATGATGAGAAGATCTTGGCTGGTTTGTTCCAAGGTATCTCCCAAGCACCAGGTACTGAGGTTATCTTAGAGTCTACAGCTAATGGTGCTCAAGGGGAGTTCTACAGGCTCTGGAAGGGTGCTGTTGCAGGAGAGAATGAGTATCTACCTATCTTCCTACCTTGGTTTATAACTCCTGAGTATAGGCGTACAGCCCCTGAGGGTATGGAGTTGTCAATTGAAGAGGAGACCCTCGTAGAAAACTATGGGTTAGATAATGATCAACTCTATTGGCGTAGATTAAAAATAGCAGAAGGTGGTAAGTTAAAGTTTCAACAGGAGTACCCTGCTACAGCGGATGAGGCATTCATTGTGTCCGGTGCTAATGTCTTTGACATTGATAAACTAAACTCCCTTATCCCTCGCCCAGAACAAAAGCGTAGTGATTGGGATCCATCCAGTAAGATGTTTGATGATAATAGGGAAGGTAACTTGTCTATCTATGGTTATCCTAAGTGGGAGGAGCCTTATGTAATTGGGGCTGATGTCTCTTTAGGGGTAGGTCAAGACTACAGTGCTGCTGTCGTTATGAATAATAAATATGAAATTGTAGCTGTATATCGTAACAATCGTATTGATCCTAGTATGTGGGGTGAGTTGTTATTCTACTTAGGTAGATATTATAACAATGCTTTCTTAGCAGTTGAGTCTAACTCTATGGGTATTGCCACACTGCAGAAGCTAGAACAGATGGGTTATCTCAATCTGTACAAACAAACAAAGATGGCTAATGTGTCTAATGAGGAAGGTTTACGTCTAGGTTTCAGAACAACATCTGCATCTAAACCTGTAATCATTGGGAACTTAAAGAACCTAATAGACAATGAGGATATCATGATACCTTCACCTATTATAATTAGGGAGCTGAAGGACTACATTTCTACAGCTAGTGGTAAGACAGAAGCAGCCCCTGGTTGCTATGATGATACTGTTATCTCTCTTGCGATATGCGCTGAAGTTCTGCGTACACATTGGGATAAGTTGAACACGAGGAATGTGTCATGGAAAGAAAGGATCTCGGACTGGGAAGAGGACAATACCCAGTGGATTTAGAAGAAGAGTTTAACAATAAAGTATTAGAGTACTGGATAGAAGGTAAGATACCACACGACATGGTAAATGTTAACAGTTCTGAGAGATGTCTTGAAATATACTATGGTTATGCGTAAGATTCTCTAAGTTCCTTATAGAGAATAGAGATTCCTGCATTGTCCTCATAACGCGCTGGTGGTCGCGGCAGGTAAACCACCAACTAATTTTTGAGGAGTATTTAAAATGAATATTATTATCGGGTTACTTTTAGCCCTCATGGTCACTGCTAGTGTAGAACCCCAAACCAAACCTGTTGTAGACCCCATCATTGTTGGTCTAACAGTCGGAACTATTGCCGCTCCCTTAGCTGTCTCAGCTGGGGTTACTGGTAGTGCTTCAATCCTAGGGACTACGTACACTAATGCTAATGTTGTTGCAGCTGGAGTAGGTTCTGTTGCAAGCTCTGCAGTTGTTGTAGATGGTCTTTTAGATAAAGAAACAGAAAAGTAATATACAGTTCGTCTGGCACTAACGCAAAGTGCTACGCCACGAGGTTACACAACCTCACTCGTTACGTTGTTTTGCAGATGGAATTCGCTACCGTATAGTTTGGGTATCAACCAACTATAGCTGAACACTGGGCAGGCGTCATCCTAGTCATGATATAAAACTGACTACATAAAACCATAGGGCATAGTCCCAAGTTTGTTAGTTAGACCCACGGAGGGAGCTATGCGATTTAATGAAACACAAGTTGAACCAAAGAAAGAGCCTAAACCTAAAAAAGAAAAGGTTGTTATCAAGGCTGGTAGTAAGGATTATGACTACGCTGAGTTAGCTAAGACTAAGAAGATTCTTACAGGAAGAGGTTCATTCTAATGGCTGGTAATAAGTATAAAGAAAAAGTGTCTGATGATAGTCTAATCAATTTGATTGAGACTGGTATTCAGAACTCTACAGGGGAATGGTTAAACTCCTCTGATATGACACGGGAACGTCAACGATCTACGTATGAATTTGCAGGTATTGCTGCAGATCACTTAGCACCACAAGGTGTATCTAGTATTGTTGACACATCTACTACAGAAACAGTAGAAGCATACACTTCAATCTTGTCTGATTTGTTCTTAAACAATGGTAAATTGGCTAGATTCGTACCATATGACAACTCCCCAGGCTCTTTTAAGAGTGCTAGGGATGCCTCTATGATTACTAATTATGCTATCTTTAAGCAAAATAATGGGTGGGAACTTATCCAAACCTGGATAAAAAGTGCCCTATTGTGGAAGAATGGTATCATTCGGTGGGACTATGTAGAGGGTTACGACTACGAGTTTGAAGAATACGAGAAAATCTCTCAAGGCCAGTTGGATATCCTCCTTGCTGAAGAAGGAGTTGAGATCATTGGTAACCTAAATTATGAAAATGAATTAGGTGAGTTGAACATGGAGACCGGACAGCAAGATGCTGAGTTGGTTTATGTTGATGTGCGTATTCGTCGTAAGAATGATAACTCTCGTGTTAAGATAGAAAACATCCCACCAGAATCTTTTAGGATCTCTCGTGATGCTAAGTCTATTGATGATGCTAGTTTCGTAGGTATCCAGACAATCTTAACTCGCTCAGAGATCCGTAAGATGTGGCCTGATGTTGCAGACAACATTGGTGAAGATGAATGGGATGAGCTTGGAGATGATACGACTTGGGATGGCAATGGTAGCTATGCAGAGGATATTGCAGCTCGTAAGCTAGTGACAGGTCAGAGTTACCTACAAGGTCGTATGGCTGATGACATTACAGCATTAGAAGCCAATCGGGAAGTTACCATAACAGAGTGTTGGATTAACGTTGACCGTGATGGTGATGGGGTTGCTGAACTTAAGCACTTTATTATTGCAGGTGATACAGTCTTGTACGAAAAAGACATAGATATGATTCCAATCGCTTGTCTATCACCTATAGATATCCCATATGAGTTTTATGGTTTATCTATTGCTGACTTTACACGTTCGTCTACACTAGCATCTACTGCAATCCTTCGTGGGTTTGTTGAGAATACATATCTTACAAACTATTCACCAAAGCTTGCTGATCCAAACGTTGTTGATTTCTCTGCTCTCCAAAACATGAGACCAAAACAAATCATTCCAACCAATGGTAATCCTAATGGTGCTGTGTCATCACTACCACCAGAGGCAATTAGCTCAGGCACTGTACCACTACTCTCACACTTACAGACAATTAAAGAACAAGCAACTGGTATGTCAAAGGCTGCTCAAGGTCTTAATGATTCCTTGTACGTGTCTGGTAATAGTGAATCAAAGGTGGCTGCAGTTCAATCTGCATCTCAGAAACGTATCCAACACATTGCCCGTAGGTTTGCAGAGACAGGTATGAAGCGGCTATGTACAGGTGTGTATAAGACAATGCGGAAATGCTTGAAGACTCACTCCAAGTTTAGTTACCAAGGTGTGTTTGCTGAAATAGATATTATGTCCCTTCCATCCCGTATGGATGTGGAGGTGTTCCTGGATATCGGTGAGAACTCAAATTCAAACATGATTAAAAAGTTTGAGATGGTTGGTAGTCAAATACTGCCAGCACTGAACAGCCAGGGTCAGGGTGTTGTTATTCGTCCAGAAGCTCCTGCTATCTTAGCTACAAAACTTATAGAGTCTATGGGTATTGATAGTAATGATTACTTGGAAGACTATACAACGGATGAGTTTAAACAGAAAGCTATGGAAACTGTTAAACAACAAACTGAAAAAGCACAGAAGGATGGTGCTATTGCACA